TTAAGAGTTTATCAGCGAGAGAATATGCGGCAACATCAGCAAAGAAAAGAGAGGACAAGTCAAAGGGGAAGCAGTTTAGTAAGCAACCGAAAGCTATTGCACAGAAGGTACGGAAGTACAGAAAGACTTGATATGGCTACTCGTGAAGAACTGGAAAAACAGATTGCAGTTTTAACAAATGCTAATAAACTACTAACTCAAGTGATTGTTGAAAAGAACGAGATGATTACTTGTCTTGAGTTATTATTAAAAGCAGAGGAGTATGTGGTATATGACACCTTCACCAAAGAAAAACTTAACTAAACCAGAACCAAAGAAAGAAGAAAAACCTTTAACAAGATTGCAGAAGATGCAACTACGTGCAGTAAAGATGCAGAACAATGATCAAATGCGTAGGGCAGAAGATAAAGAAAAAAGATTGCAACAATATATTGAAGGCAAAATGTTGAAAGGTCATACAGAAGAAGAAGCAATCCGTATGGCTGATCTATTAATTATGGACAGAATGAATGACTAGTATCTATAGAAAAGTATTAATCAAAGATCTTAATGCTTTAAGAGCTGTAGTAAAAACACAGCATATGAAAAACTATCCTACAGAAAAGATTACGGATTATGAAGCAGATAAGATCATAGAATCCTTATCAGACACAACAAAAGAAAAACTTATTAAGTTAGCAGTAGATTATGGGATCACTGAATTATAAGCCAGATGGCGAAACATTAAAGCTATTTATGAAAGATGAAAGCTTCCTTCGAGGACTGCGTGGTCCAGTAGGTAGTGGCAAGTCTGTTGCTTGTTGTATTGAAGTATTCCGTAGAGCATTAATGCAAAAGCAAGGTGATGATGGCAAACGTAAATCACGTTGGGCTGTCATTAGAAACACCAACCCTCAATTAAAAACTACCACAATAAAGACATGGCTAGATTGGTTTCCAGAAGATGAATGGGGTCCATTCCATTGGTCTGTACCATTTACACATCATATTAAAAAAGGCGATATAGATCTTGAAGTTATATTCCTAGCACTTGATAGACCAGAAGATGTCAAGAAACTTCTATCTCTTGAGCTAACTGGGGTATGGATTAATGAAGCAAGAGAAATACCTAAGTCTATTGTAGATGCTTGTTCTATGAGGGTAGGTCGTTATCCATCTATGAGAGATGGTGGTCCTAGCTGGTATGGAGTGATTGCAGATACCAACCCACCAGATACAGAACATTGGTGGTCGATACTATCTGGTGATTCTGTATTGCCTGATTATATTTCCAAAGCAGAAGCTAAGATGTTGGTTAAGCCAGATAACTGGACATTCTATAACCAACCACCAGCTATGTTGGAAATAAAAGATAAGAATAACGAAGTGTCAGATTATGAGGATAACCCTACAAAAGAAAATGGAAACAATTTGACACCAGAATACTACAAGAATATTATCCGTGGTAAGACGAAATCATGGATAGATGTATATGTCCTAAATAAACTAGGACAAGTATCTGATGGTAAACCAGTCTACGAATCATTTGTACATAGTACTCATGTTGCCAAAGGTGATCTAGCTATTGCTGATGGTGTCCCAGTATTTGTAGGAATAGACTTTGGATTAACACCAGCTTGTGTGTTTGCACAAAGACTGCGTGGTAGATGGATTGTGTTTGATGAATTAGTTGCAGAGGATATGGGTATTGTACGATTCTCTGAGATAATGAAACAACATATGGCACAATATCTACCTCGTGAATTTATTATCTTTGGTGATCCTGCTGGAGATCAGAGAGTACAGACTGACGAATCAACACCATTTCAGATACTACGTGGTCGTGGATTAAATGCTAGACCAGCTCCATCCAATGATGTCGCTCTTAGATTAGAATCAGTAACTGCTGTATTAAATAGAATGACAGATGGAGAAAGTGGAATGTTAATAGATCCGAAGTGTACAAACTTAATTAAAGGTTTTGATGGTGGGTATCATTACAAACGACTACAAGTTAGTGGTGAAAGGTATGATGATAGACCAAATAAGAATAGATTTTCTCATGTGCATGATGCTTTCCAATACCTATTATTAGGTGCTGGAGAAGGTCGTGCATTGACAATAGGCGAAAAACAGAGTAAACCTGTAATAGCAAGACGAAAATTTGATGTCTTTAATGTTAAACCGAGATCCGTTTACGAAAGGATGAGATAATGTGTGTAGGCTCTTTATTAGCAAAACCTAAAGCACCAGCCCAAATCCCAGAAGATGCAAGTGTAGCAGAGCAAAGAGCAAGAATGCGTTCTGATCAGCAAAGACAAATTGCAGAAGATAAACAAAAACAGTTTGAAATGAGAGTTGCGGCTTACACTGGTAAACAAGGAAGAAAGTCTTTGTTGTCTGGTAGAAGGGGTGGACAAGGTTTCCAAATACAAGGTGATGTGCAAACACGTGATACACTAGGTGTATAATGGTTATTGACGTAAAACCTCAAGCTAATGAAAATCCTTTTGATAATGATGTCAGAAGATTATTGACACGTTATAAAAACGCACAAGCTGTAAAAGATTTATGGCTACCAACATTTGAAGAATGTTATGAATTTACCCTACCTCAAAGAGAAAGTTTTTATTCAGAATCTATAGGCAGAAGAAGATCAGATAGAATCTTTGATGAAACTGCTGTTGTTGGAGTACAGGAGTTTGCTAGTAGATTACAAGCTGGTATTGTTCCTAACTACGCAAGATGGGCTGACCTTGTTGCTGGTTCAGAAATACCTAAAGACCAACAGAAAGATGTAAACTTAGAACTTGATTCAGTTACAGAGTATGTATTTGAAATACTACAGAACTCTAACTTTGCACAAGAAGTACATGAAACATTTTTAGATTGTGCGATTGGTACTGGTGTTCTTCTCGTAGAAGAAGGTGATGCAGTACACCCAGTTAGATTTAAAGCTATCCCATTACCACAAGTTGTATTAGATGCTGGTCATGATGACAACATAGATCATGTATATCGTAATCGTAAAATTAGAATGAAAGATTTAATCCACGCATATCCTAATGGAACAATGTCTGACAAGATGGCTATGGATATGGAACGTGGTGGTGATAGAGAATGTGATGTAGTAGAAATTGTTTATAGAAACTATGCCAATACAAAAGAAGAAGAATATAAATATTGTGTTATTGCTACTGCTTATGAACATAAGATTGTAGAAGAAACATATAAAGGTTTAGGATCTAATCCGTATATTGTGTACAGATGGTCTAAGGTAGCTGGTGAAGTTTATGGTCGAGGACCAGTGCAACTTGCATTACCAGCAATTAAAACAGCAAACTTAGTTATCGAACTTATTTTAGAAAATGCCCAGATGGCAATCTCTGGAATGTATCAAGTGGAAGATGATGGTGTTATCAATGTTGATAATATTGCTTTAATCCCGGGCACAATTATTCCAAAAGCATCTGGTTCTGCTGGGTTACAACCAATCGCACCAGCAGGTAATTTTAATGTGTCTGACTTAGTATTAAGGGATATGAGAACCAATATTAAGAAAGCACTTTACAATGATATGTTAGGTACACCAAACGAGAAAACACCAATGACTGCTACAGAAGTGGCAGAAAGAATGGCTGATCTGTCTAGGCAGATTGGGGCGGCTTTCGGTAGATTACAAGCTGAACTTGTTAATCCAGTAATTCAGCGAGTGATATATATACTGAAAAAACAGGGGAGAATAAAAATACCAGTAGTGAATGGTAGAGAGATTAAGATAAGATCATCTTCACCATTGGCACAAGCCCAGCATCAACAGGATGTTGCAACTATTGATAGGTTCTTAGGTATGATTCAAATGAGGGTAGGACCAGAACTTTTGAACATCTTGGTTAAACAAGATGAAGTTGCTAAATTTGTAGCAAAAAAACTTGGTGTTCCAGAGGAACTAATACGTTCTGAGGAAGAAATGAGGGAAGCGGCATACCAGTTACAGCAACTATCTCAACAGCAAGGACTACCACCAGAGCAAACCTAATTGCCTAAACGCAATTAGAGGAGTTTATTATGCATAAATGCGTTCTTGTTATAAGTGATTTACATATCCCTTATCATCACAAAGATTCTTTTGAATTTCTTAAAGAAATAAAAAAACAATTTAAACCAGATACAGTTGTTAATATTGGAGATCTATTAGACTTCCATGCAATATCTATGCATGAACACAATCCAGATCTACCATCTGCTGGTGATGAATTAAATTTAGCAAAAGGATATATTAAAGAATTAGAATCTATATTCCCAGATGTTACTGAAGTACACAGTAACCATAGTAGTTTGGTATATAGACGAGCAATTAAGTATGGAATGTCTGCACAATTCCTAAGACCTTATGGAGATTTCCTAGGCACTAAGAAATGGAAATGGGTAGATGATCTTACACTTAAAATGAGTAATGGCAAGAGAGTACACTTTACTCATGGTAAATCTGCTGATGTACTAAAGGTTTCTCAAACCATGGGAATGTCAGCAGTGCAAGGTCATTACCATACAAAGTTCTGTATTAGCTATTGGGCTAACCCAGATGATTTGTATTGGGGAATGAACGTAGGCTGTCTAATCAATCAAAAGTCTATGGCATTTAGCTATGCTAAAAACTTTTCTACAAGATTTGTATTAGGCTGTGGAATTATAATCAATGGTATTCCAAGACTGTTGCCAATGGTACTCGACAGTAATGGAAACTGGATAAAGGAAATAGTATGACAGAAGATAGGATTAATCCATCTTACTACCAAAAGGGTGTGTGTTCTTGTGGTAACAAACTACAGACATATGACTTTGTTCGTGAGATGCCATACCCAGATGCATCAGCTATCAAGTATATAGTTAGACATAGGGAAAAAAACGGAGCAGAGGACATAAAGAAGGCAATCTGGTTTTTGCACGCAATATTAATTAAAGAATACGGAGAGGTAGATGGAACAAAAAA